TACATCTTTATTAGAAAAAATACAAAAATTAGTATAAATAAATAAAATAATGGTTTGACTTTTAAGATCAGTCACATCTAACATATCTTTGACTTTATTAAATAATATGCAAAATATTTGTTCTTTGTCATTATAAAGTAACGATAAATTTGATAAAAATGTTTGACTATAAGTAGTAAAAATTTGAATATTTTCTTCTGTTTTTATATATGATAAATACTGTTGTAATAATGGTAAAATATAAAATATATATACATCACATTTTTTCTGATAAAAAACAATTGCGATATCAATATCAAATGTTACAAAGTAACAGTCGTTGTATACGTAAATATAAGTTAATGGATATTGAGTATTTTGTAATAATAAGTTGCTTTCCAAGATATTTGTTTCAGTACTTTTTTCAGATGAAAAAATCCATTTTTGTTTTGGAATTTCATCAAATAATTTTTTTGATATTGGCGTACTTTTTAACATTATATTTTTAGTTTTCAAAATATTCAGTTGAGTTTTTAAAAATTAATTAATTTGCAATTCAACTCCACATGCAGTAAGATATAAAAAAATAATATTTGAAATATTTGTTGTATCCGCTTTCACAATAAACTCAGTAGATTGACAATTTACACAATCATAATCTAAACTTTGAAAACTATAATGACAATTACTGCAGTAATAAAATTCAATATTATCAGATTCATCTTTCATCTTTTGTTGAAGAAATGCGCCTGCATTATGTGCAAAAAGAGCATCTATTTCCATAGTTCCTAATCGCAATCCTCCACCTTCTGATTTTCCTTCCGTAGGTTGACGAGTTAATTTATTTTTTCCCGCAACAGTACGATAAAACATTTTTTGTCGAACGTGATGTTTTAGTTGTTGATAATAACATACTCCAAAAAATATTTTACCTTCAATAGGTTGACCAGTACGCGGATTATAAAATGTAGTTATTTCCTCACCTTCTTCTTCAATCAATAATTGTAGTTTTGTTCCCGCATCATTAAATATAGTTGCATCAAATTCAATTCCATCGCCAAATGTATCTTCCATAACTTTTTTACTAATATATGTTTCATAAATATGACCAATTGTCATTCTACTTGGAATAGAATGAGGATTAATGATAATATCTGGTGTAACACCTTCTTTGGTATAAGGAAGATCTTTTGTTTGATACAATCGAGAAACAATTCCTTTTTGAGCAGATCTTGATCCAATTTTATCACCTTCTCCTATATAATATGAATTTAATGTTTCAACAAATAACATATCTCCTTTTCTATTATGTGATGCTTCTAACACGTCTGTTTTATTAAAAATATTTGTTTGTTTTTGTTCAACCGCGAAATTGTCTGCATAAGTAGTATTTAAGTAAGATGCGATTACATCTTTGCACTCAATTGTCATATTCTTTTGGATAATACTTTTTTCAAAACGAAACTCTTTATCGTAATTAATAATAATCCCATTGTCTTTATATACATCTTGAATTGTTGGCGGAGTAATTTGTCCAGATAATGGGGTCATTTTAGTTGTTTCAATATGTTCAGTAATAATTTCACGTTTATCAAATGCAAACATTCCACGTTCCGTAGCCTCCTTTTTCATAATCAATCCATCATCTTGATTAAAACCAAGAGGTAACATTGCAATCATGACATTTTGTCCCATAAGTCTTTTATTATAATTAAAATTTTTTGACATAAATGTATTACAAATATCACGTTGTCCATACCAAGAATGGTATTTATCAACTCGAGGAGATTGATAATTTTCAAGATCATACCCAATTACTTGTTTTGACATACCAGATTGAAAAATACTTCTTGCACCTTGATTAAAATTACAAAATGGGGTAAAAGCAGAAGATATACCCAAAATAATAGATGGATGTATTTCAATACAATTGGCAACTGTATTTGTGTCATAATGGAATTTCAAATCTTGATTATAAATTTCAAATTGATCAAAGTACATAATTTCGCCATTATATCGAAATGGTCTACATAAACGTCCTTTATCTGTATACAACCAAATACGATGATCTTTATCATTGTAAATTACAATAGATAAGTATCTCCATTTAATTTCTTTTTTTAGTGTTCGAATATATTGAAAAAAATCGGGTGATACAGTTGTATAAAAATATCCGTTTATAAACAATTGTTTTCCATAATCTTGTTCATAAGGTTTGATTAAATCAATAATTTCATCTAATAAATAATCATCCGCTACAACACATGCACTTGCTAAGTATTTGATTAATCCAGCTTCTGCTCCATCAGATGTTTCTGAAGAACAATAAAAACCAATATGATCACCTTGTAATTTGCGAATTTCAATGTTCGGATTTTCAGCATTTGAATTTAATTTTATTTTTCGAAATTGCGAAACAATATCTAAAGTAGTTCTTGCACTTAATGTATCAATATTGATTTTGTCGATATGTCGTAAATAGGAACACACTCTTTTATTTTTGATTAATTCAACATCAATAAAAGAACGCGAATTATTTAAAAACATACTTTGAAAATGTTCATAAGAATAAAAATAAAAACCATCTTTTTCAATAACATGTTCTTTGTTATAAAGATTAATTTTTTCCTCAAAGTATCTTTCAATAAAATACCCAACGATATCGATTTTTTTATTTATAATTCGATCTTTATTATTAACTTGGATTTCAGACATGGGAGTTGTCATTAACAAATAAATACAATAACAAAATTGTTTAATTTTTCGCAATTCATTATTAGAAATTTGTTCCGCTGTTAATGATGGAATAAAATTTTTAAATGGAATGTTTTTAAGATATTTTGCCGAACTTATATTGGAAACCCCAATAGTATATTTCCCCTTTTTTTCTTCATCAAATTTAGTTATTTTATCAATGTTTTCATGTTCCAGAAAAAACTTTTTTATTAATTGGGATATCGTTTCCCAATTCTTTTGCATTTCATCTTGAGAAATATTTTCTTTCTTTTTGAAGAATATTTGATTTACGTATTCGATACAATATGTATGGATATCTTCTTTATTATTGTAATCTGCAAAATAAATTTTCATCTTTTCAGAAATAACATTTTTATTATGATTTGATTGTTCTGGATACCAATAAAATACATCATCAATGAAATTGTTCAAAGTAGCATCTTCATTCTTTAAAATGTAATATACAATGAATGCATTGATAGATTTATTTACAAGATTGGGCGTTTTAGATAAATTTAAATCATTAGCAAAATAATTAATATAAACCAAGATTGTATGATTATTATCAAAAATATGACTTTCATAATATCGTGATCCTAAAATTCGGTTTTTGCAAATGATACTGTTTGCGAAATCTTTATTTCCAGTAATATCTGCTTTAACAACAGTTGGGTTAATAACATATTCAATGTCAAGTGAAAAAATCATCCAATCAACACCATTTAATACAAAATATCCTTCTTCAGTCATATATGGTATATACATAATGGGTTGATTTTTGTATAAAATATTTATTACTCGTGTTGTACCATTTCGGCGACATATATCTTCAGTTGGAATATATTTTTCTTGTTCTAATGAAATAGAACCATTTTCAAAATAATGTTTTTCAAGCAATGTAATAATTCTTTGTAATGAATTAAAATATAATTTTTTAATGTTTGCATAGTGTTGGTGTTCGTCAAAAAAATCCTTTAAATCTTGCATGATTATATTTTTTGTTGCCATTAAAACTCAATTACAATAAATGATGTCGTTTAGCAAATTATTACTAATGGACGTTTTTGTATATCAATGGGTAAATCGAACTGTTCAAAATGGCAATGTAATTATTGGATTTGGATATACTGAAGAATATGAACGAATTTGTTTTATTATTGAAAAACAATTGCCGTATTTTTACGTTGACACTTTTTTTGCAGTACAAGAAATACAAAACAAAATATATGTCGAACAAGTAGAAAAAAAACTTATTCGTAATTTTTTACAAAAACCAAAAATGTTATACAAAGTATATTTTTCCAATATGGAAGAAAAACAAAAAGCATATTATACATTATTAAATAAAAATCATCAGGTATATCATAATGATATTACTCCGTCATTTGAATATATTTCAAACAAAAATCTTAAAGTAACTGGATGGATTCATATCCAAAATTTTATTGAAAAAAAAGAAAATAAAATATCAACTTGCTCTAAAGAAATAATAGTAAAAAATATTGTCCCTTGTGATAAAGAATCCATTCTTGATTTAGGAATTCTTTCAATGGATATTGAAACATATTCTAATGATTTAATTAGTTTTCCTAACAAATATGATCCTCGTGATTATATATTTTCTATATCGATTGTTTTTCAACAAAGAAAGACAAAAAATATTAAAAAGTATATTATATATCAATCAAAACATGAAATAAAACAATATAAAGATATTGTATGTTTACAAGCAAGGAATGAAGTTGAATTAATGAAATTGTATTTTGGAATGATAAAAACATTAGATCCAGATATTATTATTGGGTTTAATACTTTTTCCTATGATTACGATTATATTATTCAACGATGGGCTCGATATCCTTCACTTACATTTTCATGTTCTTTACTAAAAGATGAAATATTACAATCTCAACGAATTACAAGTGTATCCAATTTATGGAATGGTTCTTCATTATACAATATTCCAATTACTGGAAGATGTAATATCGATGTATATCAATATGTTATTAAACAAATGCCTCACTTGCCAGTGAAAAATTTAAATTTTCTAGCAAAAGAATTTTTAAATAAGGAAAAATTTGATTTACCATACAAACAAATGTTTGAATATATACAACATGACACTGAAGATGAAATAAAAATTGTTTTTGAGTATTGTGTTGTTGATTCGGAACTAACTCTACATTTATTTGAAAAATTTGTTGTTTTTATTGGTTCTATTGAAATGGGTAACATGAATACTATGAATATTGAAGAATATTATACTACAGGTAGTAGTGCCAAATTTAGAAATGTATTATATGATATTGGGCTTAAAAATAATATTATTATTAATGGAAGATATAAAGATTTAGGTTTATCACCTCAAGGCGCATATGTTTTTGAACCTATTGCTGGATTTCATAAATGGGTTTCTGTTATTGATTTTAATTCATTATATCCATCTATTTTGATTGCATACAATCTATGTTATTCTACATATTTAGGTAAGGAAGAACCCACTATACCAAAATCAAAATATAATGCAATTGTTATTGATGAAAATACTACATATTATTTTTTAAAGGAACCTATGGGATTTGTTCCCAAATTATGTTATACATTATTAGAAAATCGTAAAAAATTCAAAAAGAAGTTGAAAGAAGTAAGTGATCCTACACTGAAGACAATATACGATCAACGACAAAATGTTACAAAAATTATTGCTAATTCTATTTATGGATGTTATGGTTCAGGATATGCTGGTATTGTTACTTTTCGAGAAGCAGCTGAATGTATTACTGCATTAGGTCGAAAATATTTGAATGATACTAAAAATGTTTTAGAAAAACATTTTGATGTTACAATTGTATATGGTGATACAGATTCATGTATGGTTCGATTTAATTCTATAAGTGGAAAAGAATGTATAACAAAAACAATCGAAATGTGTGATTCAGATGTACTTACAAGTACATGGCCAGAACCTATGGCTATTAAATACGAATTACTTTTTAGCAGTGTAGTTTTCAGTAAAAAGAAAAAATATTGTGGAATAAAATTTGATCCAGACAAAGATACATTGTATGTTAAAGGAACATATCGCGGAACAATATGTAAATATACAAAACATGTTCATGAAACGGTAATTCGAAAAATGTTAATGGATGAACCAAAACAACAAATTAAAAATTATTTATCTGAAGTAATACGTGCTGTAAAAGCAGGTGAAATTCCTATTAGCAATTTTATTTTTAGATCTAAAACAAAACAAGAATACAAATCTAAAACATACCATCTTGCACGATTTAAAGAAAATATGAAATCTAAAAATGTAGAAATCCATCCCGGAGAATTACTTGAATTGGTATATACAAATCCTACTAAAATTCTTGTTGGAGATAAAATCGAATTGGTCAAAAATTTAAATAATCAACCATTGGATTATAAACACTATTTAGAAAAACAAATTTTTAAAGTGTTCAAAACAGAATTTGAAATGTATGATTATGCAATGTATCAAACATTGTTACGAGAAATTGCTTTTTAAAAATCTAAAAATAAAAATGGACTGGATCCCCTATTCCAAACTTGACGAAGATCGTATTACAATAGCAAAAGAAATTAAATATAAAAATAAAATGGCATTTACTTATAAGATGTTTCATACATATACTGAAGTAATGCAATTTTTACATGAACAAAAAGAACCAATGAATTATTATGAACTTATTCGTAATAAAAAACAAAGATTGTATTTTGATATTGACTGCGACAAAGACATTACAATGGAAAGATGGAATTCTGAATTACAAACATTTGTTGATGTACTTATGGAAGTGTTACAATCTAAACAATGCGCCATTTTTAGTTCTACGAATTTACATATTAAACATAAATTTTCCAATCACATTATTATATTAGATAAACATATAAATCATGTAACAGAAGCCAAATTATACACTTATTTTTTAAAGTATCATTGCAATCTTACAAAAGATTTATTTATAACACAATATATAGATATGTGTGTTTATAAATCAAACCAATTAATGCGAATTCAAAATAGTGAAAAGATGAATTCTTCACGACCCAAAAAATTAATTAAAATAATAGGTAATTATAAATATAGTCAGCAAACATCTCCACTTTATTTTGTACAATTTATAACTACATCTAAACATATAGATTTTTCCATAATTGATCATAAAGTAAAAGAAAACTTTAGAGATTACCATAGCAATGAATACAGATACCCCGAACTCCATTAAAAGATATATAAATAATTACAATCAAGATCTCGCAAACATTGTTTCACTCATATATACAAATTTTCAAAAAATACCTTATCATGAACCTGCCAAACTCATTGCATACAAAACTTTTTGTGTTAAAACTGTTTATTCTCAATCAAGCATTGTTAAAGCAAAATTAGGTGTTGAAAATATTTATAATGATCCTTCTGAATTTGATAATTATAAAATTTTTGAATGTATCTGGAGATATCACACTATTTATTCTAATAAAGGAAAAATGACATCGAGTAATTTTTAAAACTCTAAGAATGGAAGGAAAAATATTAATTTCTTATATGAACCAACTTTCATCAACATGTAAACAAATACAAAAAGAATACTTTACGTCTTCACGTCAATTTGATATTGAAATCGAATTTCGCTTTTATTCTAAATTATTGGATAAAGAAAAAATACAAGAAATATTTGAAACAAAAGATATACAATTATTTAATACTATTAACCCTAAAATCTCTGCGTTTATCGAAGAAACATGGGATACTACAATTATTTATCGTAAATCGCATAAAACAAAAGATACTCGTCGTTTAACTCAAAATAGTCAAGGTGAAAATGAATCATTGATAATGAAGGATTATATTCATAGTAATGAGCGCTTACCATTTTATCCTATAAAAGTTTCTTTTTCAATCGAAAAAAAATTTAAAGTAGAACATCTTCAAAATATAGGTTCTGAAATATTGAAACGTCAGAGACATCGATGTATAATATCATTAAAAGAAAACGAAAACAATAAAAATACTTTGTTTTTAGTATTTTTCACACAAATTGAAGATGAAGTTGAATTGGAAGTTGAAATCACTCCGTATTTTATGGAATTCTATTCACAGAATGTTTTTTTAATAAAGAAATTGTTAGATGTATTATGTGAAAATTTTGTTAAACGAAACATTCACCTAGATTCTATTTTAAGATGGTACAAAACACAGGAATTTAAAAATCCTAACAAACCAGTTATTTTTGAACACCAGTTCTTAAAAATGGGTGATTATATTACCAAAAAATTAGATGGTGAACGAAGTATTATTTTATGTTACAATAATATTTGGTATGAGATGATCAATAAAAATCTTATTGAAATTGATGCAAGTACTTCAGAATGTAATGGTAGTATTTTTGATGCTGAAAAATATAAAAATAAATATTATATATTTGATGCCTTGGTTTATAAAAATAAAAGTTGTTTGGCAGATCCATTTTTTGAGCGAATTGCATTATTTGAAA